CAGCGTCTCCATTCTGGGAAGAATCGGAGCTTGAAGATATAAAATCTAAAGTCCCGCAACGTGTCTGGGAGCAGGAATATCTAGCTCAGTTTCTGGATGACGGGGGAAGCGTGTTTCGTGGGATTTACAAGTGCGTTGTTCCTACACCGCTGTTGAACAGCGCAGAACAGGGGCAAAAGTATGTCATGGGCGTGGACTTAGCCAAACACCAGGATTTTACAGTTATTATTGTAGCTGACACAGAGACCAACACAGTCAGATACATAGACAGATTCAACCAGCTAGATTGGCCTTTTCAGAAACGAAAGATATACGAAGCTTGGAAGCGCTTCCAAAGCCCGCTTGTGAAGATAGACTCAACTGGCGTCGGTGACGCCATATTCGACGATCTGTACAGCGCCGGGATGAATGTAGAGCCATTCAAGTTCTCTAACGCTACAAAAAAAGAATTAGTTGAGAATCTTATTGTTGCTATCGAGAATAAAGAAATATTTTTTCCCGAGATACCGGAGCTAATTTCCGAGCTTGAGTTGTACGAGATCGACATTAGCCGGACGGGTAATGTGCGCTACAACGCCCCGGAAGGCTTCCATGACGACACAGTAATAGCATTGGCGTTGGTAAACGACCTGCTCAGGAATACAGCCAGCTTTGATTTTAGCTTTGTATAATTTCAAAATACATATAAAACATATATAATGCCCTATATGGCGATTAGAGATTTTTTCCGAACCAAGAAAGCCGAGCCGTCTTTCTCCGTAACTGAGTTTATGGAGAATATGGACTACCGACAGTTAGTTGACTCACAAAACTTCTTAGATAATTATGTTGGATACACGTACCGAGCTGTTCAAGTAAAAGCGCAAACATGCGCCGCAATGCCGGTAAAGCTCTACAGACAAACAACGAGTACAAACGTCGAAGAACTCAACAGCGACAATTCCGACCTGCTCCGGGATCTCGATCATTTCAACGATGAACAAACCTTGTACGACGCTCGAGAGCTGATACATATCCATCTCGGGCTAACGGGTATGGCGTTTGTGTACATCGTAGAAGGCGTACGGACAAAAGAGTTCTACATACTCGACGACCCATCCAGGATGTCTCTTGAGACTGATAACGCCGGTCTACCGAAGATATACCGATATACGGACTCTAGCGGGCGCATTGTAGACATTCCGAAAGACAAACTTTTAGTCTTCAAGACAGCAAACCCGCAGAACTGGCTCCGTGGCTATTCACCGCTAGAGGCTACAAAGTACCAACACAACGCATATGAGTTTGGCTCTATCCACACCATGAATCTATTTGGTAACCAGGGCAAGATGCAGGGTATATTGTCCTTTATGAACATTTCAAAGGAGGAAAGAAAGCGTGTTGAGCGTACGCTACGAGAAAAGTATACAGGTAAGAAAAACGCCGGTAAGATTATGGTATCCGGATTCAAGCCCGACTGGCTCCCGATAGCGTCGAACTCTTCCGAGATGCAAATGTTCGATGGGATGAACCTATTACGGAGAGATATTCTGAGCATGCATGGCGTTCCAGAAGCGCTGGTGGTGTCTGACGCTAAGTACTCGAATATGCAAGAAGCACAGCGGATCTTTGCAGAATACACCATCCAACCGCTTCTGAAAAAGGAGGAATCGATATACAACGAGCAGTTGATACCCCGCTACTACCAAACTAGCCAGCTGGAGCAAAAAAAGCTATTCTTCAAGTTCGACAGCCCGATCAAACAAGACAAACAAGCCGATACAGAGCGAGCGGTGAAAGCTTACGCTGGTGGCATCCTAACACTCAATGAGGCTAGAGACATTCTTGGCAGGGAGCCATTAGAGACGGGTAACAGCTTAGGCAAAAAAAAAATCAAAAGTCTTGACAATATAAAGATACGAGCAGAGAAAAATCTTGTACAACAAGAGGAGGCTATGGCAGAGACCGTCAAACAATATTTTGACCAGCAGGGCGCCAGAGTTGAAGCAAGCGTCCGTACCAAATCGCTCGGGCTTGACTTCGACACTGAAGCAGAAAAAGAGATCACAAAAGATTTCTTTCAAGCAACGTTTCTTTCTACCGCAAATTTTTTCAACGACGAGATTAATACACTTCTGGACGTCTTCGAAAGACTCCCGGAATCAGCGCGAGAACAACTACAAGAACGGCTTGATAAGTTTGCCGGCGAGATCGTAGATACTACGAAGGGTGATATCTTCCGTGTTCTGGAACAGGCAATTGAGAACGATCTAGGCATAAGCGACACGGTTGGGAAGCTACGCGAACTGTTCGACAACTACACAAGACCGGCAGACTCTCGACTAACTACGATCGTTCGAACAGAAACAGCGAATATCTCAAACATGGTCAGTTTTGACCGATACAAAGACAACGAGAATATAAGCGGTTATGAATGGCTGGCGACGGGAGGCCAGGGGAGCCGAACTCAGCACAACGCCCTAGATGGCACTACAATACCAAAAAATGGTTTTTTTGAGCTGGATGGTGTGGAGTTCAAAAGACCGCATGACCCGGCACTACCGGCTTCACAGGTGATTAACTGTCGGTGTCAGTTACTCCCCGTGTTTGACCTAGGAAATGACTAATATATAATATTCATATGAGCAAAACAGATTTTCCGCAAAGTGGCGACAATAAAAAAGTATCTTTATCCAACAGCGAACACAAACAGTTTGATTATGAATTCGCAAAAGAGGTAGAGAGTGAATACCCGAAAGTTTGGAAGAAGGGCGGTAACACACGTGGCAACGCGGCTTTTAGGCTCTGGACACGTGCCAGAGAAGGAGATGACGCAAAAGCGGTTACGGACTGGATTAAAGAGCGTGAAGCGTGGATGGCGAGACACAAGAAAAACAAGCGCATTGCTGGCGTTGTGGCTACTATGAAATGGGGCGGTATCAACGACATTGGAGAAGGGAAGATGAAAGAACTGATCAGAGAAGAGATCAAAAGCGAGTACCCGGAAAAGAACGTCAAAACCACGCTAACCAAATCGATCAAGAAAGGGGCACGCTTTATCGCGACCAAAGAAATTCCCGACCGGGACAATGAAGTAGTACTAATTGATGGTATCGAAATGGAGAGCTACAAAAAGAATCCGGTGTTTTTGTGGGGGCATAAAGTTAGCGGGGATATATATGACGTTCTTGGAAGTACAAAGAACTGGGACGTTGAATATGATGAAAACATGAAGAAGATGTTGACGTTTGAAGTTGATTACGCAGATCATGAAAAAGCCCAGGCGGCAAAGGAAATGCACGAAAAAGGTATGGCCAAGGGTGTTTCTATTGGATTCAGATTTTCCCCCGAGGGTTACCAACGAAGCATGGCTGATGGACAGCCAAACTATATTACGAAATCAACATTGCACGAGGTCTCGAACGTGATTGTTGGAGCGAATCCCGAAGCCCTGGCGATGGCGAAAAGTTGCGACCTTCTCGACGCAACAACGGAAAAACAGCTGATCATCGAGAAAAACCATCCGATTTACAAGAAGAAACTAAAGTTTTTTAGATCGAAATTCTTGAGCGATGAGCTCTGTGCAAAGCTTGGATACGAGAAGACCGGCAATGAACTACTAGATATATCCAACATATATGATATCATCACCAAGAAGCTAGCGAACCTAGATTCTGCAAATGTTCCGACCGAACAAACTATTAGCCGAGAAGAGGCTTTAAAAATTTTCAATGATACTTACAAAAAATATTTAAATAAATCATGAAGGTAAAAAAGAAAGAGCAGGACACTCAAGACATAGTATTGTCTAAAACCGAGTTTTCACAAATGCTCGAAAAACAAATGCAGGATATTGACGAAAAGTTGAAATCCACGCAGAAAAACTTTAATTTATCCAGCGAGGAAAAAGAAGCTAAAAAAGAACAGCTGACCGGGAAAGCAAAAACCGCAGATTTCTTGCGCGGGATTGTAAACAAAGACGCAGGGAAAATTGCGGCTTACTCCGGTGAGAGAGCTAAAGCGCTCAATGAAGCGACTGGAGCGGACGGTGGTTTCTTGGTTCCTGAAGAGTTCGAAACTGAAGTTGTTAGATACCAAAATCAATTTAACATTCTTCGACCTCGTATGACTGTTGTAAACATGAGTAGTGATACGCTACGCTTGAACGAGCTGACTGGAGAGCCGACAGTATACATTGTTGGAGAGCAGGGAACTATAACCGCGAGTCAACCGACTTTCGGAGAAGAGGTAATGACACCTGTCAAGTATGCGGCGATTGTTGATATGTCTAGCGAAGTTCTTGAAGATGCTGAGACCAACTTAAATACTTTGGTGACTGAGCGTATCGCGCGAGGTATCGCACAAAAAGAAGAGGATCAGTTTGTTAACGCAACCGCATCAGGACGCGAAGGACTGGCTGAAGTTTCTGGCGTAACAACAATAACTTCTTCTGCTACCGCATCATCGGGTGTTACCTGGGACGACCTAGCCGACCTGCACGCTGCAGTCTACAATGTTGGAGAAGAGGATACTGATGAGGGTGCTTTCTATATGCACATGAGCCAGTACAACGTACTCCGAACCAGCAAAGCAACGGGAGATGGTAACTATTTCTTACCAGCTGTACCAAACTCAGCAAATCCACCTACTGCATGGGGTCGACCTATCGTTATTTGCAACAGAATGCCATCTGCGGCAACCGCAGGAGAAAAGGCTGTTATGTTCAGCAACTTAAGGCGTCATGCTTATGTTGGCGATAGACGAGGAATCCGTGTCAGACTTCTTGAAGAGGGAACTGTTGGTTCCGTTAATCTCGGAGAACAGGACATGCTCGCAATACGCGTTACAAAGCGAACAGCTTTCAGTACGATTCTACAAAATGGAATCGGCTGGGTAGTTTTAGCGACTTAAAACTACACAAAACTCTATTTGTTCAATTACCGGGGCTTGCAAGCTCCGGTGATTTTGTTTAAAATGAGCCATGGTAGTAGACATCGCACAAAAAGAAGAGAACCAGTTCGTGAACGCAACCGCATCAGGCTGTAAAGGACTTGCAGAAGTTTCTGGTGTAACAACGATCACTTCTTCGGCTACCACTGCAACTGGTATGACTTGGGACGACCTAGCAAATCCACCAAATACAAGGGGTCGCCCTATCGTTATCTGTAACAGAATGCCATCTGTAGCTACAGCGTCTGGAGAGAAAGCAATTATTTTCAGCGACCTGAAACGTCATGCTCACGTGGGGGACAGACGAGAAATCCGTGACAAACTTCTCGAAGGGGGGACTGTTGGTTCCGTCTATCTCGGAGAACAAGATATGCACGCTAGCGGTGTTACAAAGCGAACAGCTTTCAGTACGATTCTACAAAATGGAATCGGCTGGGTAGTTTTAGCAACATGAAACTACACAAAACTCTATTTGTTCAATTACTGGGGCTTTCAAGCTCCGATAATTTTTATTATAATATATCCAGTGAGAACTAATTGCTTAAGTAAGAACTAAATCAAAGGCCATGGTAGCAAAAGCATTACACCAATTTTCATATAAAGGAACTAGCTATAAAGCTGGAGATTACTTAGACGTCGCAGGAAACGAACTGCCGAGACTCGAAAACGATGTTGAGATTGTCGAAGAGACAAAGAAGGAGAAACCAAAAAGAAAACAGGTCAAAAAAATATACAAGAAATGATCACGCTAGCTGACGCTAAAACATATCTGCAGATAACGGGAAGTGACGACGATACACTTCTACAGATGTATATCGACGATATAACAGCCGAGTTTGAGGAGTACACTGACAATATCTTTGTATCACAAACATTTACCAATGTGCCGGTTGATACCATAGACCAGCCCAGGGAGGTCATTTTAGACGCTTTCCCGGTCGACAATGTAGTCGTAGCATACGACGGTTCAATAAAAACTGAGAACGAGGATTATTATCTTTCGAAGGATTCAGGCGCTGTGTATCTGGAGTTTACGTCCAAAAAGGACTCTAATACTCTTGTTGTTTCGTACACAGCCGGGTATGAAGTTACGGCGACCAGCTCAGACGTGCCCAGAGAACTACAAGCCCTGGCTAGGAAAGCTTTGAAAGAAATATACGAGGTTAACGGCAAAGCCAAGAAAGGTAAAGGAGATCTCAAGAGCAAGCGACTTGATGCGTTTTCTGTTACTTATGGCGATAAGGATGTAGTGAACATTACTAAAACCATACTTGACGACAATAAACTAATTTTAAATAAGTACATGCGCGTTTGTGTCTATTAACACTTTCTACAACATAACATTCTCTGTTTCACGATATGTAGCGAATACCGGCAGTGATGTAAGAACGAGTAGCTATGTAGTACAGTCTTCCGGCAACGACGGTGTGACTTTCCCACTCGACGAAGAAGCGCAAACCTACGGCGTTTTTAACTATTCGAAGGACAAAAAACTTTATTGCGATGAGGATATTGACGTGAAAGTTTCTGACAAAGTCACGATAGACGGAGCCGAGTACTCAGTTAAGGCGGTTACTAAATATACAGATTTGGAGGATGATACTGACTCTTTTTTAAAGATATTCATTTCAAAGTCAAATGCTCAAGATTGAAATCAAAAAGGAATTCAGCCCGGTTCTCGAAGAAAAAGACTTTTTATCTCGCCGTCTGGAAAAGATTCTTGACGACGCATCAGAAATAATAGTACGAGATTACAAGTATGAATCACCAGTAGACAGCGGAGTACTGCGACAAAATGTCAGAGCGAGGAAGACTGGCAAGCTTGAGTATACAGTTACTACGCGAGCTATAGCGAACGGGTACAACTATGCAGAGCTTGTATATCATGGTACTATGGACTGGCGCGGATCTAGTGCGGATATTGGAAGAATAAACAGAGTTCGAACGAACTACGTAAACCGAAGCGGGCGCCGGGGTATAAAGCCAAACAAATACGCCGACAGAGCGAAAGAATCAGCGGAGCCGAAAGTGATCAGGTTTATTAGAAGGGAACTAACAAAATGATAACAGACGACTACACAAAAGAGATACTAGACAAAGTGATAACAGACGCTACGGCGATGGAGTACTCTAATGGTGATACTGTTTTTGGTACAGTAACAAAGATGAGCATAGTTCCGGAAGAAAGCTTCCCGTTGTTGGAAGTACTTCCGGTTGACTTTCAGACAATTGAGCGTGATTTGACTTTTGATACCAATCAGGACACTTTCCGTTTTTACGTTTACGTTCCGGTCGAAGCTGACTCTACCAACGCCGAAGCAAACACAAAGCTGGATACGCTACTGGAGATTAAAGGACGACTACAACGGTATATTAAAGCGATTCCAAACAATTTAGAGCATGAGATATCCGGTATACAAATTTACGATGTTGAGCAAACTAGCGGAGAAATTGTTACACTCAAGACTGAGCGAGGTATCGAGCTTGTTCTTACAATAACATTCAACACTAAAATAAAAGTAAATGTCAAAACAGAGTACTAAAAAAATAACAAGATATATAAACGGTGTGAAGCAAGTTATCAGTTTAGCTGTTAAAAAAACAGATAAGAAAAATAAGAAGAAAAAATAGCTTGCACCAATTATAATCTTCTATATAATCTACATATAATAATATGGCTAACGGAATAGGAAGAAAAAGAGCATTTGGTATAGCAGCTCAAACCACGTTTGGCACGGCGTCCGCGACCGCGTCGTACTGGTTACCCGTGATAGATTGGACACCTGGCGAGTCCGTCATGTACGTAGAAAATACGGCCATGATTGGTTCCTCGTATGAAATCAACGACGCAGAGGTGGAAGGCAAGCTGGCTAATCCAAGCTTCACGCTGAAGGTAGATGAGGCTTCTTTTCCACTTTTGCTGAAGACGTTTGGGACTCTCACGACAGCTACACACTCCGGAGATGATGCGGTATATGACCATACTATTGCTTTCAACAGCTCGAATACAAGACAGCTGTATACCATCTTTGTTGACGATCCAGACCGAACAGATTTAACTTTCGACAGTTTCCGGGTTGATTCAATTAACCTTAGTGTACAGCGGGGAAAGTTCGTTGAAGTTGAGCTATCTGGAATTTCCAGGTACCCAGTCACGGCTTCACACACTCCATCATTGTCTGATTTTCTTGAGTTTACCGCCGCAAATAGCGCTTTCCAGATAGCTGACACTGGAGGCTCTCTCTCTACTGTCAAGCTTCTAGAAGCAGAGCTGGCGCACAATTTTAATGTTTCAGATGACGACGATAACTTCAACCTCGGTAGTCTGGACATAGAACAAAGCTTTAGCAAAGAAGCAACTTTTGAGCATAGTGTCAAGCTACACTTCCCAAATTTAGATTACAAGCACAAAGTACGAGACAACACACAACAGCAGTACGAAGCTCAGATTATCGACACTGGGCGAGATGTTAGCACATCAACGGCGGGTACAAATCCATCGATTACGTTCGAATATCCACAAGCTTACTTGTCAGGATGGACAGAAGACGGCGGAGCTAATGATATTCTAAAGCAAGATTTGACTGTTAAACCACTTGACAAAATCAACGTAGGTGACGCACCGGTTAAGATTGTATGTGTTAACGCAGTTACAGGATACTAGTATATTATGAAAATCCAAATCAACAAAAGAATTGATCTACAGCCAATAATTAAACATATTGACTGGAAAGATACATATATAACGGTTCGTACTCTCAACGTTGATGATATCCGTAAGTTTTCTAAAGAACAAAAAAAGGTACAGCGAGATCAGGAAAAAGTACAAAAAGACTACGAGAAGTACAAGAAGCTACTAGAGAAGAATTCCGACGATGCTTCACTATCTGAGCACGTACAACAGCTAGAAACAGCTGTGGATGAACAAGAGTACGCGCTTTTTGATTACTTTACGAGCTTTATTCAAGAAAACTTTGTAAGCGGTATGGCGTACAATTCCGAGACCGGGAAAGTAGAAGCGTTGCAGGCTGAGGATATATCACAGTTCAATATGGGCGTTCTACAGGCAATTATTGAGGGTATGATGGGTGGCGAAAAAAAAAGCTAGCGCTGATCAAAGATCATATTCTACACAACGAAAAACTCGAAGATGAAGAAGCTAGCTTGACGCTAGCCATTTTTAGATACATGAAGCTCTTCAAGATGTCCTATTCCGAAGCTATACAGGAGCCAGCTGATGTTATATTTGATTTTTTGGAGATACAGAACTATATTAGCGAAAGACAAGAAAAAGATCTAAAGAAAGCGAATAAAAAACATGGGAGGAGGTAACACAATTGATATAAAGCTGATCGCTAAGGACATGGCGACCCGGACTATTGACGGTTTCAAGCGTAGCATCCGTAATATTGGTGTTTCTTTTAAGGGGACAACAAAAACTGCAGGTGCATTTGCTACCAAAGTTGGTGGTGTAACCGCCGCTTTAACCGGGATGCTTTTGGCGTTTCAGGGCTTTGACATGGTAAAAAACTTTTTATCTTCTTCGGTGGATGAAGCCGCCAATTTCGAGAAAGCCATGACCACGCTGGGTATAGTAGCTCCCAGGTTCGGCATAGTTGCCGAGGAAGCGCAACAGGCCGCTAAGGAGCTTGGCGATGAGCTCAGGATTGGACCAACCACAGCGGCAGAAAGCTTACAGAATTTAATGCAGAGTGGCTTGGGGCTAGATGAAGCAACGGATCTGCTGGAGCGCTTTACTAACGAGGCGATGACCGGCAAGAGTGCTAATATTGATCTATCCACCGCTGTAGAAAATCTTTCTTTTGCGTACAAAACGAATAGCTCTGAGCTGATGGATATGAGCGGTATATCCGAGAACTTTTCTGACATTATTGACCGTGGAAGAAAGCGACTTGTTGAGCAGGGCATGGCCGTGGAAGATGTTACTGACGAGATGGCTAAATATGAGGGGATGATAGCGACCACGAATCTAACACTTGGTAGCGCTGAAAAGTTCGAAGGAACGTACATCGACAAGAAAGCAGAAATGGAAAACCAAATCCGTGATTTGAAAGTCCAGATCGGAAATGGTTTGATGCCAATCATGTCTGAGCTCATGGATCGCATGTCGCCAATGATAACCAGCGCAATTGAATGGGCTGAGGCGTTTGATTGGGAAGGTTTGCTGGATAGAGTCAGTAAAGCGCTGGATACATTTGGCAACGCACTGACTAAAGCTTTCGAGTGGGTTACCAACAACAAAGATATTGTGGTAGCTACGTTGTCTGCAATCGCGCTAGTTCTTGGCGGTATAGCGGTAGTAGCTTTGGTGAAATTCGCTGTTGCGGCAGCACCCGTAATACTAACGATCACTGTACTGGCTGGCGTGATCTACGTTCTCAAAAAAGCATGGGATGAGAATTGGGGAGGTATCCAGGAAAAGACTGCTCGAGCGTGGGAAGTCATAAAGCCGAAACTTACGCAATTATGGCAATGGTTGAAAATCAATGTACCGCTAGCTATACAGTTTCTTAGAGACAAATGGAATGAATATTGGCCACAGATTAGAAATGCTCTAGTGACAACCTGGAACGTTATTTACCCAGTTATTTTGAGCATTTATAACTGGCTTAAAACGAATATTCCGCTCGCTATCCAGGAAGTCAAACGAGTTTGGAATACAAATCTACTGCCAATCATGAACGCTCTAAAAGTCGCTTGGGACTCGATTGGTTATCCGGTCTTCAATGCTATACGTCGAGCTTTGGTGTTCACAGTTGGCAACGCTGTTCGCGGGCTTGGAGTGATTTGGAATACAGTATTATTGCCGATATTTCAACGCTTCAACCGCTCATGGAACGCTTTCGGGCGCCCAGTGTTCAATATATTAAGGAATATGCTGACTATAGTTATTGTTGGAGCTATAAACAATCTAGTAGCGAACTGGAACAGGCTCAGAACTATCTTCTCTTTGTTGTCGATGTGGTACAACGCTTATATAGCGCCCACTGTTAACCGAATTATTAACATTTTTCGTGTTGGTATCGGAAGCGCTGTAAATGCTTTTCAAGCCCAGTGGAGCCGGCTTGTACCTATCATAAATTCTGTACTTGGACCATTGCAGGCTGTCGGTAACTTGGCCAGTTCCGTTCTTGGAAAAGTAGAAGGTATCAGCGGTAAAGCGGCGGCGGGGGCTTCTATAGAAGGCCGAGCGAAAGGCGGACGATTCCCCAGTTCTACGTTTTTGGTGGGTGAAGAAGGACCGGAGCTGGTCGATCCACAACGGAAGATGGTTTACTCTAACAAGAAATCTAAAAAAATGATGGGCGGAGGAAGCAATATTACCGTAAATATTAACGGCTACAATCGAGACCCACAATCCATCGTTGCAGAAATAAAACGCCAGCTCGCTCGAGACAACCAGAATACCAATCTAGGCTTGAACTTGGGGAGATAAAATATATAATCCCATATATGGCTACTCTAGTTCTTTATAACGGCGATTGTATACAAAACAACAAATATACCGTTACCTCCGAAACCGCGCGAAGCGCAACCAGCACAGACGTACAGAGCATTCCCGTGGCTCGTGGCTCAGGGAGTACCGTTGTCAACTCCAGGCTTGAGGCTAAAGTATTTAGCTTGGACGGAACAATAAAGAGTCCCGCAGGTATGGACTTGCAAACGACAACAAAGGATTTTGATGCTATTTTTAATCTGGGTGATCAAAGGCTGAGGTTTATCACTGAGTATGAATACATCTTCGACGGACAGGATACGACTGGCTGGACTGGTTCCAGCGACGCTTCAAATCTTTCCATTGACAGTGAAAACTTTAATTTTTTAGCTGGGAGTCTGAAATTTGATATAGACGTATCGGCTTCCGGCGATGATTTCGCCGTTTTGGAAAACAGCTCGCTCACACAAGTTGATATATCGAACATAGAGAATCCAAACATAGAATTTACACTCGATCTGCCAAATGTTGAATATATATCAGAGATAGAGCTGAGGGTTGGAAATGACTCGAGCAACTACTACGATGCGATTTTTTCTTCTCAGATCTTTGCAAGATCTTTACAAAACGGTAGAAACATGTTCAGCGTCCCGCTGGCTGACATGACAGAAACGGGGACGGTAACAGATACCGCTATAGACTATGTGTATTTGAAGATCAGCTATACCAGCGACCAGGAAGACATGACATGCCACTTCGATGGTGTCTACGTCGCGAACGAGAACAGGATACGTAACTATCGAGTATACAAGACTGGCTCCACGGAGCGGGATGATGGACATTTCTGGATTGACACTATAACTTACTCGGGGCTTACGTTTCTGTGCCCGGACGGGTACGGGACAAGCACGCACGAAGTCGAACTATTCGATTTAACGGCGCAAAGTTCAAACCCAAATACTAATACAATCACATTGGATGGCTCTACTAATCTATCTCCATTATATACATTAATAATCAACAGCCAAACGAACTTGCAAAATGTAAAAATTTCTAATGAGACTGTTGGACAATCGCTAACGTTTAGCCGTACATGGCAGGATGGCGACGTATTCACGTTCGGCGGTCTAGCCCTGATTAGCACAGTCGGCGCCAATGTATTAGAATTCGAGGGACAAATACCCGACCACAGGCCGGGAAAAAATAAAATAGATCTTTCGTTTTCTCTGAGTACATCACAGACACAGGGATTTACGAGCTACAACGCTAATCGAAACCAGGATAATGCATCCGGTGGGGTAGTCCCAAAAATGGGGTTAATGGCGCAGTCCTTTGTGGCGGGCGAAACTGGCACAATATCGGATTTAAAACTTCATATAGCAGAGCGCACCCCTACAAGCGGATACGACCCCGGACCCGCGGCCGTCTGGCTACGAGCCGATAACGGCGGCAACCCTGACGGGTCATTTTCGAAATCTTCTTATGATGGTTTAGTCGACGTGAGTTCAGGGAGTACTTTCAGCACCGTTAGCCTTACCACGAGTGGCAAATCTTTCTCTGTGACTACGGGCACAACATACTGGATTGTTGTTGAGTCGTCATACGAGCCTGATTTTGCCCGGGCCACATACCGAACCTACTGGAGCTACAACACAGCCGGCGGTGTAACTGGCGTCGCAAAAGGTTCAGATGACTCTGCATCGACCTGGAGCTCTCTGTCTGGTGATCAGGTTTATGAAATCACGATTTCGCCCCCTGTGTCCGTCAACTACGATTGGAAAGCTACATATTTCAAACTATATGTCTAAAAAAGTATACCTAAAATCATATAAGTACGAGCAATCATATAATACTTCTTTGGACTTTGACGGCTCAAATGACTATGTCAATATACCGCATTCTAGCGCGCTGAGTATTACGGGGGATTTGACAATAGAGGCGTGGGTAAAGCCGGACAATTATAGCGACTTTAACATGATTGTTACAAAAACTGTCGGTAATGGAGGAGGTAGTGGTTCACAATATCAGTTACGTATAGAACAAAGTACGGGATACTTGCGCTTTATTCATTCAGTTGGAGGCTCTCTTGAATCAGCAACTTCGACATTTCAAGTACCGCTGAATACTTGGAGTCATATATCCGTTAAAAAAGATAGTACAAACGTTGTATTGAACTTGAACATGCTCAATCGAGAGCTGTACGCTGTTGGTGGGACATCAAACTCAAACACAAACGATGTTAAGATCGGAACTAGAGACGATACAGGTAACTTTTTTGATGGCCAAATTGGCGAGGTCAGAATATGGGATACGGTCAGAACGGATACAGAGCTACGGGCGAATATGAACAAACCGCTCAACGGCGACGAAACAAACCTACAAGGATATTGGAAATTGAACGAGGGAGCTGGAACGACTGCGGAAGATTCGAGCTCGAACGCTAACGATGGCACGCTTACAAACTTCCCAAGCTCGCCGTGGTTGAGCGATCCTGTCCCGCTCTATCAGACTACGTACGCGGGATTCTTTGACAACTTCGGAGTGTCAGGCTATTCCAAATCTATCTATAGCGGGAACGGTGAGTTGACCGTGACGGTTCCACGAAAGTTTGACGATTTTAACATTAACGGCACTGTACAGCTCGGCAACAGAGTGGATATATATGTGTTCGACAGAAACGACAATGCCGGGACAAAAGTATACACGGGGCGTATGGAAGAGTACACTACGCAAGTTAGCTCAGATGAGGCCGTAACCGTTCGCTGTTTAGGTCTGGTCAACAGGCTTTCTCTGGATACATACACAGACGCTACAACGCTGACAAAAAGCTATTCTAGCGAAGATCCAGCTCTTGTAGTACGCGATATAATCGACCAATACCAGCTTGCAAATGGAACAGATATAACGTATACGACGTCTACCGTGCCAACTACGGCAGACACAGTCAGCTTAGAGCTGTCCAGTACTACATATTTGGAAGCTCTGAATCTGGTAACTAAAACAGCCGGCGCGGACTACTACTGGTTGCTGGATAATGAAAATCAAGTAGTTTTTAAAAAGTTCCCCACCACGCCGACACATTACTTCATGTTCGGTCGAGATATAACGGCTTTGGAAGCGACAAATAGCATTGTAGACACAAGAAATAGTATCTTGGCTTGGAATCGTCTCCCTTCCACGGACGGAGATTACATCTCGAAGCGGTACGAGGATATGGACAGTATATTTCAGTACGGACGCCGACAGTTGCGAAAAGCGGACGGAAGATACAAAGCTTCCGCGGACGGTTTCGACCAGTTCGCAGAAAGCTATTTTGATATATATTCTGATACTATTACATCGCTCAGATTCGAAGTGATCGACAACAGCTACGGGAATGGCTACGATATAGAGACAATCCAGCCCGGCGATACGTGCAGGATATTGAACATCAAACCGAACGAAAGCATAACTGATAACATGTTGATCACAAACGTAAAATACACTTTTGACAGCGTTGTAATCGATATCGTCGACGTAGAAAAGTTTGTATCTCGTACCTTGTTCGGTCTACAAGAGGAACTCGCAGAACGCGCTTATACCAACGATGGCCCTAGCACGTTTACACAAGATAACTTGTAATCCCTTTCTGGAAAGGCTAAAATCAGATCAAGTGAGTACAACAGAGCAAAATGCAGCCGATATAGTAGGCTTGAAAACACAGCTTACCTATATCGAGACCATGGTTAGAGAAGTTTCTGGCAAGCTGGATAGGTGGCAGGAAGTGTACGCGACCAAGCAGGAGCTACGCGAAACAACAGACGAACTGAGACAGGAACTGTACAAAGATCTGTCATACCGACGCCGTGCGATGAACGAGAAGATCACCAACCATCAAAAGACTGTTGAAGATCTGGCAGAAGTAGTCGAACCGCTACGGAACTACGCTGACACTAGACGGCGTGGTCAGATGATTCACTATGGAATTATCGCACTCTTGGTGTTCGTGGCTGGACTGATAGATCCCGAATTGATAGAATTGATCCAGAAATATATACCATGATAGGCGAAAAAGAAACGACAGAACAACAATATATAGATCCCGAAGAAGTTGACATTGAGCTAGTCGACGCTTTCACCGCAGCAGAAGGTGGAGATATCAAAGGAGGAGAAAAGGATGTATAATTATAGAGTAGTTGCGAAAAGTTGGAAAACCGGCGGTACAGTCGCTAAAAGCTCTTTCAACTCTGTCACTATTCATCACAGCGCCGTCAAAGCTGGTGTACGTGGATACTCAGCTGAGCTAAGAGCGAAAAGCTACGCCCAGTCACACCGCAATAGGGGCTATCCAGGTATATCGTATCACTTCTTCATACCGATGGATGATAGCGACAATATATATGTGACCAACTACGTAAACGGGCATACGTGGCACAATGGCAATGCTCAGGGAAATAGGAAAGCTCTGGCTATTCTGGTTGATGGGAATTTTGACGTAGAAAAGCCGACAGAAAAACAATTGTTGAAGCTGAAGCAGATACTAGACCATATCTATAGCAATTGGTTTTCAAAAAATGGATGGTTCCCTTTTGAGGTGCACATGAATACCCGGGACAGAGTCAGACACAAATACACGGAAGGAAAGACTGTTCGCACGACGCACTATCATAACGAGGTAGCCCAGCGTGGCTATTCTACGGCGTGTTGTGGAAAAAACTTGATTCCAAAAGTGGTAGAATACCGCAACAAAGCTGGCAAAGTAAATTGGAAAAACCCAAAAAAAGACACTATGGAAGATAAAACACAAGCGAAAAATAAAATAATAGAACAACAGCAAGACGAAATTAACGCGAAAACCAAGCTGTTACTAGGGCAAAGAGATGAAATAGAAGGTTTGCAGGAAGAAATCC